CCCCGGTGATCAATACTGTTTTCATTTTGATCTCTTGTATACGATATCGGTGTCTTTGATCAGCACTTTTTCGTATTCCAACTCTGCGAAAAAGTCATCCATTGCATCTTGGCTTACGCCATATCTTTTGGCCCAGGGTTCGCACCATTCTATCATGATGACGGGATGGAACTTTTCAATGGTATTTTTGGCTCCCTGCAAGGCAAAATATTCATAGCCTTCTATGTCTAATTGTATAAGATCGCAGCCAGGCAAGTTCATTTCGTCGATGATCACAGTGGGCACATTGCCGGCCTGTGCGCCTACATGGATGGCACCTGCATCTTGACCGCGATTTATTTCGACAAACTTGTGTTGGTTGCCCACGCAGGCCTGTGTTTTTATCACATTAGAATTGGAATTCAAGGTCAGGCATATGAAATTCAATGAATCTGGTTCAAACGTATACACCGTGCCAAATCGTTTACTGAACTGACGCACAAGTTGGCCACAGTTACCACCAGCCTGCACCATCACACCAGGAGAATCAACATGAGTCATCAGCAGGTCAAGAAATTCTGGTTCTATGCGGTACTGGTGCATGTAATCCCAACAGGCCCGGTCGTAGCGAGGCCACCAAAGATCTTTCAGTTCGGCATGTGGAGAATCGTGTCTGAGCGTAATTAATTCGGCCAGATCGCCAGGAATGGTTTTATAGTCGGCCATTAGGTCCTTCTCACATTCAAATAAGCTGGTTGATCGCTGTACAAAAATTCACTCCACACTGATTCTAATTCTTCAACAGTGTTGGGCTGATAGATTTTGATATTGGGGAACACCGATACAGCACGCCGAGCATCCTCGGCCCAGTGACTGAAACCCAGGTGTCCGTAGTCCTTATCACGCCCAACTCCTACCAGTTTGACCGGCGCAAGCTCGTGATCCAGATAGTTGCGTAGCCATTCATAAGGTCGGAAGATCACAAAAGGAGTTATGCTATAGCACACCGGTATCTTGCCACAGTGCGTGAGTCCTACTGCTGTGCCCAACATTAGTTGCTCGGCAGCACCCACATTGAGCGCACGATCGGGGGCTACCTCTCTGGAGCGATTTAGCACGCCAAATCCTAAATCTCCTGACAATAACCACACACGAGGATCTGCTAGCAATGAGTCAGCTATGAGTTCACCAAATCTATTTCTCATAGTTGATCCAAATCTTCTGGTTTTAATACATAGTAATGCGTGAGTATGCCCTTGGCAAACGACCAATCCGGCGGCGCAGTTTCGCGTATGTTGATTCTTGGCAAGAAAGCACGTAAGCGATTCATAATATATTCTTTGTCAATAAAGTCATAGGCAATCATGCCGTTGACATTTACGTATACTTCTAGATTGACTAATTTGGCTTCGTAGATAAAACGCAGGGCTTCCCATATGCTTCCTTCGCCGCACTCGCCGTCACTGATCAAACAATGTACTCGGCGACTACGATCAGCTAGAGCATATCCACAAGCCACAGTAAGACCCATACCTAAACTACCAGAGCTACAAGGCAGTCCGTCTTCAATGTTTCTGTGTGGATGGACTCCATGTTTGTGAAATAAGTGTTCAGCATCTTTGCCTAGATATTTTTCCAACACCACATACCAAGCCAAGGCCGCATGACCTGAACTTAAAATAAACGGCTCATTGGGCTGTCGATTTTTGTAAATTTCTTCAATAATATTAACCGCATTAAGATTAGAACTTAGATGCCCGATCTTTTCTTTATAACTAATATCAATGATTCTTTGTTCAACATCGTTCATAGGTATAAACTCATAAATCCGTCGACCTTCTCTCCAATGTAGGCAATCTGATCAGGAGTGATAACTGGACTGCATCCATGGAAGTAAGTGTTCTTCATAGTGAATGTAGCCACCGGATAGTTATCACGTGCATCTATAGGATTCATTAAATGACTATACGCAGGTTGTAACATGATGTTACCGGCAAAGTATGGGCGTGTCTGTATCAAGTTTTCTTCAAGATAGTCAACAATGTCCATGCGTGTAAACGGAGCACCTTCACGGATAGTTAGAGGGAAAGCAAACCAACTAACATCTGCTTTTTCTCTAGCACGTGGCAAGTGGAAGAACTCTTCATACTTTTCATAGATGGCAAATAGTAAGTTATAGTTGCGTTGACGCAAGGCATGGATCTCTGGCAATTTTTTAAGTTGTTCAAGGCCCATGGCCGCTTGTAGTTCAATGGGTTTCAAGTTATAACCAATTTCATCATAGACATATTTGTGATCAAAAATCTGATCTGGCATTTCGGGAATCCATTCATTGAATCTCTTACCACAGGTGCCACATTTTAATTTGTTGGCTTCGGGTCCTACACAATAGCAACCACGTCCCCATTCACGCAGACTACGCACAATAATCTCTTGCTGTGGGTCGTTCATTGCTACAAAGCCACCTTCGCCCATAGTCATATGATGTGCTGGATAAAATGAACAACTTGCCATTTCACCAAACGAGCCCAAGGGCTTACCATCGTAAATTGTACCTAGCCCGTCACAACAATCTTCTAACAAGATTAAATTATGTTTATTGACCAATTCCATCACTCGGTCCATGTTAGGTGGATTACCTAACACATGGGCAAACGTAATGATTTTAATTTCTGGATCAGCCGTAAGCAACTTTTCTGCATGATCTAAATCAATGTTTAAGGTATCAATCTCGATATCACAGAACACTGGAGTAAATCCGTTTTGTATAGTTGGATTGAGTGTAGTTGGAAATCCTGCAATGGGCATCAGTACTTTAGTGCCTGTAGGAAAATTATGCCCACGCTTGGACTTCATTGCTGTCATCATGAGCAGGTTAGCTGAACTACCAGAGTTGGTTAATACTCCGCGAGTCTTACCAAATTCTTTAGGGAATTTTTGTTCAAAGCGTAAACTCTTGTTGCCCATTACAAGCCAGCCATTGAGCAAGGCTTCTGCGGCCGCTACATACTCGTCAGAGTTAAAATGTGGGCCAGCATAGTTAACAAAGTCTTTGCCTGCCACCCAAGTCTTTGCAGATTGTTTTTGTTCAATATACTGCTTGATTAATGTTAAAATTTCATTCATAGTCAATTCCAAGTTCTTGACACAGCACTTTCATCATATTAACCACTTGTCTACTACCACGACTAGCGGCAAAATGCAGAATGTTTGCATCGTTAAGGGGTAATCCTGAATTCCAAAGTCTAGTAGTTTCTAATTCGGCAGGATGGTCACTTCTTAAATTATGGCACATATAATTCATTTCAGGATGTACTCGATCTTCTTCCGGAATATCCTGTGCCCAAAACATTGCGTTGTGTCTTAGTTGATCAAACCCCCAATGACGATCGGGGTGTGTTTCTCTTTGCTCAAAATACTTTTCTCCTAATGCCCAAATTTCTTTTGACATAGTATGCGGATAGTATTGCACATCGTCATTAAAATGATGTTCGAATTCTCTATGAGCCCGCGGGTCTGTGTAGTTAAACAATCTATATTCTTTATAACAATCGCCAAATACACTTGTAGGTCGGATCATAAAAGTATCGGCGCCAGCCCAAAAAACATTACATGGGTTGTTGTCCCATAATTCTTTGATAGCCGTCCAGTTAGCTTCTGTACAGGTATCACTGTCATCAACAGGATCAGTCCATAGCACAGCCTCAAATGGTTCTTGACAAAATTTACGGAATGATGCCAATCGCATTTGGTACATTTCCTCATAGGCCTTAAACAGGTCTTGATTCTTTTCCATATGCCATCCGTTGCGAATTGGCCTCACAGATGACACTAGATAATTTTTAACTGTCATTATAGTCTACCCAAAATAGCACCACTATTTTGTCTATATCCTTGGCTGTTTAATACTTCATAACCTTGTAAAAGTAAATAAGGAATTACCGCGGAGCACTTACCAATAAACACTCCTTCATTAGGATGATACCATGTGTCATCACATACTATGATGCTTTTTTCAGTCATTAACGGCATTAGTCGCATGGCCTGTAACAAGTGAGTTTTTTGGCTGTTGATGTTGGTCATCTCTGTACCCATATAGTCTCGATAGTGTTGTTTTTGTGCAGGCACAAACGATTCTTCTTGTCCACCTACCCAATAGTCCCAATCAAAGTTATCAAGATATACTAACGAAAATTTCTTTCCTGGATTATCGCGTGTAAATTGTTCTAGAAAATTTTCACCAAATGCATGCACTAGTTCTATATGATCTGGCAAAGATCCTTGCGCCAAATAAAATTGCCCATCGGCGCCTAATACCATCTGTCCTTGCGATGACAATACTGCTTGAGCTCTTGTAATTTGGTTTTCGTCTGCGTCAACACCATAAAACTTAATGCCTTTTGTTTTTGCTATGTCAGCAAAGAATTTAGTACTACCTTCGCCACGATCAACACCAATCTCAACCCACGCACCAGTTGGATCAACAGCATCCATAAATTGTGCTACTTCTTTATAATATGTTCCCATAGATCACCAAATAAAATTTAAAATGTAATACTCTATAACTCGTTGTAATTCCTGATCAAAGTTGGCCAAGGGTTGCCAACCTAATGTTTTAAGTTTAGAGTCATTGATTGCATAACGCACATCCTGGCCTTGTCGGTGGCTACCAGTGATGTAATCTTCCCAACGATCTTCAGCTCCGCCACCAGGATAGTAATGCAAAATCTTTTTAATAACTTCTTTATTAGCAATTTCTATATTGCCTGAAATGTTGTAGATTTCATTGACACTACCGTGATCAATCATAGTTATAACGGCACGAGCAGTATCTTCAACATGTAACCAAGTCCTTCTTGGTTTACCGTGATCATGTAGATCAATCTTTCTGCCTATCTTAAGATACTTGATAGATTTAGGAATTAACTTTTCAACGTATTGGCCAATACCATAGTTGTTAGTAGGACGCACAATTATATACTTGATACCATATGTTCTTGCCCAAGCTGAAATTAACATGTCAGCAGCGGCCTTGGATGCTGAATAAGGATTGCTGGGCTTTAACAAATCGGTCTCGGTATGAGCCCCTTGCTCAACATCACCATAGACTTCGTCAGTTGAAAAATGCAACAATATTGGTTGCTTTTGAACAGGCTGTTGTTTGATTAATTCCAACAAGCGATGTACTCCGTTAATGTTACTACGCAGGAATACCTCAGAACTCATGATTGAATTATCTACGTGGGTTTCCGCAGCAGTGTTTATGATATAATCGCAATCGTATAATCTGTCAAGATCGTTGATATCTTTGTGTATGAATTTAAACGTATCATATTTTTGAAACTCATCTAAAAAATCAAAATTACTAGCATAGGTGCCTTTGTCTATACCAATCACATGCCAACCACGTGCTAAACATTGTCTTGTAACATGCACTCCTATAAATCCTAAACATCCAGTCACATATACAATTTTTTTCACAATTATTGTACTCTCATTTGAAACTGGCGCATCTGCGCATTAACGTCATTCTTTTTGAGTTTTTCCCAGGGGTCTTGTTTTCCAGATTTAACACGTTCCCACCAATCAGAATCATTGCCTTGACTCTTCATGTAGTCTGAAAGTTTGTCACATTCATTCATACGAGTTGATGCCATTCTGGGATGATGGAAATCTCTAGGATTGTTAGGATTACCTTCTAGTAACTCTCTATTTTTGTAGGTGTCGTCTTTGTTGTTACCAGTTAAGTCAGCTCGATCGTGTAGGACGTCAACTTCAATACGTTCCCAGATGTCTACACAGTAGGCAATTTGACTAAGCCAAGCATCGGTCATTGAATGTAAACTCAAATGCCCAACAACATCCAACCATGCTCTGGGCACGATTGGAAATATGCTGTAAGGATGATCGTGATGTGTATGAACTGCTAATAATTTAAACTTGCCGGTATGTTCGGTAATTTTTTCATCCCATCCTTGAGTTTCCATTACGGCATCGTCGTTCCAAAAGAATAGCCAATCTGCTGATGAATTTTTGGCTAATTCATTAATATACTCGTTGAGTCGCCCGTAGCCCATGGGTTTAAATGTCATGGCAGTGTAATCCACGCCTATGTCATCTAGCTTGGGTTGTAACTCGTTTTGGAAATGTTTAATGCCAATGCTGTCATCGGTGTCCAACCCTAATAAAAGTTGGATGCTGTCCAGGTCATCGGCCTGTTCCAGTAGACCCATTAAACTACGATTCAAGGCTTCTGTACGGCCTCGTGTGGGTAATAGTATAGCTATTTTGTATTCATTTGACATAGTGCAAATATTTATATGCGTATATTATCACGTATATAAAAATTAACCTTCGTACGTGGCTGAATTAGCACCATGTTCAAATACTTCTACTGATTTGATACGAACAGTTGGATTGATTGGATACCGCATATCGCCTGATGCCAATAGTTCGGCCATTTTGTCAAATGCCATTTTGGCAAACATTTCGCAACCAACTCCAGGCACAATACGTAAATCACACAAGGCGCCACGCTCGTATGGAATGGAGCTTAGGTGATTTTTACTTTCGATATCTACTATTTCATTCATGTGTTTGAAAAATTCCAGCATAGGATCATCCTCGGCCACAACCAACGTATGATCAAACATGTGATCTGCCCAGGCTTTGAATTCTTTGAGTCCACCAAAGTCCATGCACCAGTTTTTGTCATCCAGGGTATCGCATTCAAATATCAATTTGATGCCAATTGAGTAACCATGCAATGTCGAGCAGTGGCTATGTGTGGCACGCCATTGTCTAAAACAGCATGATAAGCCGCGGTCGTTTCCGTAAGTTTTTGTTGAGTAATACTTTGCCATGTTAATTCTCCTATGTTAGATTATAGCATAGGCGGCAGAGTTTGTAAAGCGGGAGTGACGCCAAGACCGCTGTTTGATTACTTTTTCTTTTTGATTGCTACAGATTTAGTCGGTGCTGTTTTACGAGCTGATTTGGTTTCAACAATCGTAGTAGTGTCAATTAATTGTTGCACAATATCAAGAGCTTCGGTTGTAGCAAACATCTGCCACAGACGATTACCAGTAGCATCAATTGGTGTAAACTCAAGCGTGATAGCCTGATCATTTTTTAATTCTAAAACAAAGGTTCGTTTTTGACTCATGTTATCTCTTTCTTAATAAAATTATTTATTTTTGTTCACCAGGTGCTTGTGGTTTTGTTGGCGGCATAACTTGATCTATCGCTGGGTTGATATAAGGTTCTACTACTGTTTTTTGAGCAGTTCCCCAACCTATTGCACTAAAGAAACCTATGACTACCCAAGTACCAATTAATTCAATAATCATTTACGATAATTTCCTTTTCCAGGTATGGTATTACGCACACCTCCTACCGGATCTTCTACATCACCCGCTCTACGTGGTATAAGATGCACATGTGGATACATAACAGTTTGCCCAGCGGTTTCTCCTGAATTATATCCAATGTTAAATCCATCGCACTCACCTTGAGAAACCATATGATTGCCATCGGCTAGTGCTTCTTCCATGGCCTGTACAATCCAATTGGGGTTATCGTCTTTGGGCACATACAACCTATGTCCTGGAGTGCATGGATACCGGTCCAAATATACAGCAACCAAGGG